ATACGCCGTGGGCGCAACCGCATTACATCTAAATTTGAGTTTGGCGCAGCTGACGTAATCCTTTATGATCAAAACGGTGATTGGAACCCGCTCAATCCGGCTGGAGCCTATTACCCAAATCTAGTGCCGTTACGACAAATCATTATTTACGCTGACTATTTAGGCGTTCAGTATTTCTTATTTTCAGGTTTCATTACCGACTATGACACGGGCTTTCGGCAAGGCAATGAGGACTTATCGATCGTCACGCTTCGGTGCGTAGATGCCACCAAATTGCTTGCTGGCTCAAGTATTAACACCGTGGCTTCAACCCCTGCGGGTCAGCTCTCAGGCGCTCGAGTCAATGCCATCCTAGACGACATAGCCTTCCCTGTAAGCCTACGATCTATTGATACGGGTGACTCAACCCTACAAGCGGATCCCGGAACCACCAGAACCGCCCTAGAAGCCCTGCAAACGGTAGAAAATAGCGAGTTCGGTGGATTCTTTATTAACGTGGAAGGGCAAGCCACTTTTATCAGCCGAACCAATCTGATCAGTCGCCCAGCGACATCCGTTTACGCCTTCTCCGATACAGGTGCAGACATTAGTTACACAAACGCTGTGGTGGCTTTTGACGACACTCAGATCCTTAATGATGTCACCGTTACTCGCGCAGGCGGCACAGCTCAAAACGCTTTCGATCAGACCAGCATTGACACCTATTTCTTACACTCAGGCAACCGTACCGGCATCCTTGTTCAAACCGATGCCGAAGCCCTAAACCAAGCCAAGGGCATCCTTGCTACCCGTAAGGATCCTGAAATCCGTATTGACAGCATTGCCCTTAACCTGTATGACGACACCAACCCAAACAAGCCTAAGGCTGGTGTGGACATTGAATTGCTCGATGGGGTGACGGTTACAAAGACAATGCCGGGCAGTACCACCATCACACAAGCAAGTCTTATTAACGGCATCCATCACGACATTACTAAATCATCTTGGAATACGACCCTATTCACCTCTGAGCCTTTATTGGCTGGTTTCGTGTTAGATAGCGCAATTAGCGGTATACTTGACTCAGACGTGTTGAGCTACTAAGGAGAAACATGGCAGGCGCAGGATATAAGTTATTCAACACCGGAGACGTCTTAACGGCGGCTCAGGTAAACACCTATTTGATGGAGCAAACCGTCATGGTGTTCGCAGATGCCGCAGCTCGCACAACGGCATTGACCGGGGTAGTTTCCGAAGGAATGATCTCCTACCTCAAAGACACTAATGCTGTTGAGGTATACAACGGTTCGGCTTGGGTTTCTTCCGATGACCCCAATGCCATTCAGAACACAATCGTAGACGCAAAAGGTGACCTCATTACGGCAACCGCCGCGGATACTCCAGCTCGCCTTGCAGTAGGCAATAACGGCGAAACACTTCTGGCAGATAGTTCCACCGCGACAGGATTGAGATACCAACCGACATTCAATGGAAATGCAGTCATAAATGGTGCGCTGGATTTTTGGCAAAGAGGCACAAGTTTTACTGCAACGACAGTCTATACAGCGGACAGATGGCAAAAAGGTGGCGCGGCTAATTACACATTAAGCCGTCAGAGTTCTGGACTAACAGGATTTACTTATTCGGCGCGTATTCAAAGAAACAGCGGAGCGACCACAACCAGCAATTATGATTTTGCTCAGGCGCTTGAAACTGAAACATCTTTGAGATTTGCAGGCAAAACAGTTGTCTTATCGTTTTGGGCTAAAGCGGGTGCAAACTGGTCGGCTGCTTCAAGCGCTTTAACTGTTAGATTAATTGGTGGCACAGGGACAGACCAAACTGTTTTCGCTGGTTATACAGGCTCAGCAGACCAAATAAACACTACTGTTACGCTTACGACATCTTGGCAAAGATTTAGCGTTACTGGGACAGTAGGTAGCACCATTACTGAATTGACTCCCTATTTCAGTTTTGCTGGTGTTGGAACTGCTGGTGCTAATGATTTCTTTGAAATTACGGGCGTTCAATTAGAACTTGGTTCAATTCCGACCGCATTTAACAGAGCGGGCAACACACTTCAAGGGGAGTTAGGCGCTTGCCAGAGGTATTATCAGCAATACGATAGCAGCGCGGGTGCTTTTACTTTATTTGGAATTGCAAAGTATGTCACCGCATCAAGTGGATGGGCGCAAAAGGCGTTGCCCGTTTCAATGCGTTCAACTCCATCATTGACAATTTCAGCCGTTGGAGATTTCGCTTCTGATAATGCTGGTGGCACATTGACAGCATTTACTACATTTTCTCTTAATAGTGCATCAACACCGCAATTAGTTCGTTTTCTAATTGCAACAGGAACTTCGCCGTTCGTCGCTGGTTACGCTGGTGAAGTATTATCAAACAACACAACAAATGCAAAAATGCAATTAAGTTCGGAGTTATAGAATGTCTGTTAAATATGAAATAGTTGAAGACGTTTATGGCAAAACAATCAAGCGCACCAATACGGATGAGTCCGAAACTTGGATTCCTACCGACCCAGCCAATTCCGATTATCAACGCTATCTTCGCTGGCTAGAAGACCCAACCGCCGAAGAAGGCGGAACACTCTAATAGAAGTATGCCGAAACTTTGTAAAGCGGGCGTACAACTACGCGAGCAGATAGATGATGCGTTTCCCGATAGAAATAGAGCTACGCCTGAAGGTTGGCGCGCCGATGCTCGCCATGCCGCGAGAGTTAGTGACCATAACCCACAGCCTGATTCGGGAATTGTACGTGCCTACGACTTTAACGCTGATCTTGGAACAAGCAAACACGAAATCCATGATCTTGTTGATCAACTTCGATTACTTGCCAGATCTGATAAGCGAATTTCTTACATAATCTTTGATGGCAAAATTGCAAGTTGGAAGCGTAATTACAAGTGGAGAAAATATACCGGCAGCAACCCGCACCGTGGACATTTCCATATCAGCTTTACTGCTAAGGGCGATCACGATGGCAGTATGTTTAGAATCCCCTTACTTACAGGAGAACCGATAAATGGCACAACTAAAAGCAGTAGCAGCAAGCTGGGCAAGATCTTTTCTAGCAGCAGGAATAGCAACCTACCTAGCGGTGGGTTGGGATGCACCTGCAATTGTCAATGCCGCTCTGGTCGCGAGTCTGCCGGTTATTCTCCGTTGGCTCAATCCTAACGATACGGCTTTCGGTCGGCGATGACTCCAGCAGAATGGGCAGCCTTTGTTGCTGCCATCCTTTCCTGTTGCGCACTTATTGTCGGCGGACTTCGTTACATTATTCGTCATGAAGTGCCGGGTATATTGGAAGCATCAAACATCGTGTCGCGCATCGATAAACTTGAGCGCATGGTTCTAGAATTGCTTACTAATGAGCGCAAGAAAACCAACAAAAAGCGAACTCGCCGCTAAGCGCAAGCGCAAGGAAAGCGCAGCGCGAAAAACAAGCGAACCGCTAAAGCCCATAGATATTTGGGCTACACAAATTGTTGAGTGTTATGAAGCTCTAGTCAGGGCTGGTTATGGTGAAGATAAGTCGCGCTGGTATATAGAAGAACAGATGCGCCTTCCCGATTGGATTATCCCTAATCCAGATCAGTCGCCCTACGAGGATGAGGAAGAAGACGATTAAGCGCATTGTCGTTATATCGGATTTACAAGTTCCCTTTGAAGATAAGAAAGCAGTCAAGAATGTCGCCCAATTCATCAGAAAATACAAGCCTGATGACGTTTTATGCGTGGGCGATGAAATCGACTTTCAAACAATTAGCCGATGGTCGTCCGGTAGAGACGAGTGGTCTGGCAGCATTGGTCGAGACCGTGACCGAACTGTCGAGGTTTTATCCGAACTGCAAGTTCAACATCTCAGTAGATCAAACCACAGCGCAAGACTCTACAACTCCCTAAGCAAGCGCCTACCCGGCTTGATTGGCTTGCCTGAGCTGACAATCGAGCGGTTCCTACGCTTAGACGAGTTAGGCATCAAATACCACCATAAGCCCTATCAATTTCATGAGGATTGGGTGATGGTTCACGGGGACGAGCAAAGCACCAAGCCACAAGGGGGTTTAACAGCCCTAGAAGCCGCTAAGAGGCATGGTAAGTCGGTGGTGTGTGGTCACACCCACAGGCAGGGCATTTCGTCCTTTACAACGGCTTCTGGGGGCGTTTTAACGGGTATCCTGACAGGCTTTGAAGTCGGTCATTTGATGGATGAAACCAAAGCTTATTACACCAAGGGTACAATGAATTGGCAGAAAGGTTTTGGCATCATTTACATTGATCGTAAGCGTGTGCAGCCCGTAGCCATACCTGTTGAGCGTGATGGCAGTTTTATTGTTGAAGGAAAGCGATTTGGCTAACGGCGTGTCGTTGACAAAATAGGGTTTTACCCTTCAAAATAGGATTTGAAATCCTATTTGAAAGGGGAATTCATGGGCACAATACGGTTCGACCGTAAGTCCGGTGCATACACGGACGGTAAACACTACGTAAAAGCATCCTTTATACGTGAGTATGCGAAATCAAAGCTAGGCATAAGCCAAGAACGCGGCAGGTTAAGCCGTGAAGTCTTGGCTGCGTATTTCCTTGATGTTCATGGGGTGAGCGCAGATGTCGAATAACTTAACTGCCGAACAAATCGTCATGGTTTGCTTGGGCTTGTTTGTTTTATTTTGGATTGTGTATTCGTTAATCGTTTCTATTTATCAGAAGGGCTATCAAGATGGATGGGCAAAAGGGTACGTCAGAGGCAAAGTCGTTCAAAGCGAAAGATTTATTGACTGATGCAGCCGATATTATTGACGAGCGAGGATTCGAGTACGGACATCCCGCAGTTAATATCAAGCGAATCGCTGAGCTATGGTCTAGCTATTACGGACGGGAAATTGATCCGTTGGACGTGTGTATCTGCATGGCGTTGGTTAAAGTGTCGAGAATCGTTGAAACTCCAAACAGGGATAGTTTTATTGATCTCGTATCCTACGCCGCGCTCGCGGGCGAGATGGCGCTTGGAACGGATTGGGCTGATTATGGCAAAGATTACGCCGAGTAAAAGGGGCGTATGGTGCGATTATTGCAAGATGCGATGGGGAACCAATGATGTTCGCGGGCAAACGCAAGGGGTTTGGACAATCACGTCATTTGTCCACGGCAAAGTCATTGACAGGCATTACTGTTTTACTTGCGCTAGGGAAGTCCAAACGTGGCACGATGGCACGACTTGGACTTTCAAAGAGCAACTTGACTACAAAGAAGGGAAACAAAAACTAGATGTTCAACTTGGAGAACTATGAAGATGTGGATACGAGAATCCATCGCTTTTATTCAGAAAATCCCGATGGTGCAATACTTACAGAGCTGGTATCGAACGATGAAGAAAAAGGTGTCGTTATCTTCAAGGCACTTGCTTTCCGCACCTATCTTGATACTGCTCCTTCCGCTATTGGTTACGCGCGTGGCGCTCGCAAAGATCGTGGCGTGGATCGTGATTTTTGGCTTGAGAATTGTGAGAGCTCTAGCATTGGAAGATGCTTGGCGAATCTCGGACTTAGTGCTAAGGGAAAGCGCCCAAGCAGTCTGGAAATGGCAAAGGTTAATGACGCTCAAGCAAGCCCTAAACCCATACGTGTACGGACTGAGGAACAAAAGGAATTTCTAAGTGCTACCAACAAAGAAGCTGAAATCATCTGGGATACAACAATTGAGCCACCGGCTGACATTGAACCCGCTTTTAAGGATGCAGTTGATCTTGTTCAGCAGACATTTTCTGCCGAGCCTGTGCCGCAATGTAAGCATGGTTCTCGTGTCTTGCGTGAAGGCGTTGGTAAAAATGGTGCTTATCGTGGTTGGGGTTGCAGTCTTCCTATGAAGCGCAAAGCCGAACAATGCAAGATGTTATGGATGGTTATCGATAATAGTGGCAAATGGCATTTCAGACCTGAGGATGAGGATTTGGTGGCAGGATGAAACTGAAACTTCTGACCTGCGAACTGTGTTATATGGTCGCACCTACACGCAAAATCATCTGCAATAACAATGATGTTTTAGATATATGTCGACTATGTTGGGAAGATATGTTAAACGAGGCAGGTGATGAATAATGTTGGTATTAGACGCACGATTAGACGTGTGCGACAATTGCAATGAGCCTATACTTGCGGGGGCAAGTAAGCCGTGCGAGTGTCGCACCTGTCATGTTAGGACAAACTAGTGAGCAAATCGCGTAAGGTAAGAGGACGCGAAAGCGAGCGAATATTAGCACAATATTTGCGTGATCATGGATGGGTACACGCCCATCAGGTCGGATCAGGTGCAGCAGGATCAGATATTCAAGGCATTGACGGATTAGACATTGAAGTCAAAGCCCGGTCTAAGTTTGATCCTAAGGCAACAATGCAGCAGCTGAAAGACCGCAAGACCAAGGGACTAGGCGTAGCCGTCATGCGCCTAAATGGTCAAGGGGAAGCTGCCATCGATGATTGGGTGGCAGTTCTCCGAGTTGAAGATCTTGTTTACTTACTCAAGGCAAATGGCTACTGAACCCAAACTAATTCACCGATGCACAGGCTGTGGATTATGGATCTACGGCAATCGTGAGAAATGTGAGTCATGCACAAATGTCGATAAATAGACAACGACACGCCGCTCTGACCTGCGGTTTTGTTAAACCCCTTGACACGGCTGGTATGATCAGACCGCTTGCGCGCCTGAAAGGCAGCGCACTTCGCGGACGATCATTAGGCAGAGTTATTGTCATTTTAGCGTTGCTAATGACGATAAGCCTCGGCATACCATATAAAACAAATGCCAAACAAAAGCCACTTCACGTGATGAATCTAAAGTTATACGCATATAACAAGATGAGTTGGGAACAGTTTCAATGTTATAACTATCTGATACATCAAGAGAGTAGATGGAACTATAAGGCTAGAAATGGTAGCCATTATGGTTTAGGTCAGATGCGATCTAAATGGTATGGCACACTTAGTCCCACTA